CTTGTACTATTAAAGAATTGTTCAATCCCTTTTCCTTCACTATTATTCCCACCTGTGCTTATTGGTATCATTCTTTGTCTAACACCATCATTTAATATTCTCGACAAAAACCCTAACTGAACAATATCCGAATTATCTTGATAAGATGTTGATTTTAATTGGTCAGCATAATACGACCCAAAATTACCACCACAACAAATTTCATTTATAAAACTATCTCTTGGACCTAAATCAACAACCGTAGTTGGGAATTGTATTTGTTTTACATTATACCCATATCCAGGGAATACCGATAAACTTGGTAGTAATGACGTTATTGTTGGAGAATTCTTACCAATAAATTTATCTGTTACGTCGTTCCAAGGAGAAGACCTATAGTAGAAATTATTACTTATATCATTATATACGATTACATCGTCACAATAGTTATAGGTTGGGTTATTGGCAGTCAAACCGTAAGTTGTTTGTTTGTTAAAATTAAACATATATAACACACCATTTACCCAGTTATTTTGGAAAACTTGGGCGAATACCCCTCTACAGGCGGCAAAATTCATAGTGAATCTAACTTTCCATTCTAAGAATAATCTTACATCTCTAAAATATTCAGGAAACAAATAAAGTTTTTTGAAAAAAGGAATATTTGTTTCTTTATAATTTAATAAACAATAACAACCATTTATCATTCTATTCGCAGGTATAGAGCATTGACCACTAGGAACAACACCAACATTTGAACCTGATCCGGTATAACACTCTAATGGAACCATTCCTTCACAAGATAAAGTACTTGTAAGTCCTGACGTGATTGGGTCTTGATCCGCACTTTCACCACTCGGTAAATCACCACCGGCACTTATTGTTGGTGAGTTTAATGCGACATTAGCGTCATAAACCGCAAAGTTATTATTTTGGTGAAGAGCATAACCTGTTCGGTTTTGGGTTCCATCTTCAACTGCAGTTGATGTAGGTAACCTATCACTTCTCATAACCATATTAACTGAGTTATTGAAGTTTATTGGGGATAAACCATATCTATAGTAAGCTGGTGAATACGCCGCACTTAAGTTACCCCCAACATTTCCCCCATTAAACCATCCACTTCTATAATTGTAATATTGACCTTCCTGACAATCTTGATCACAACTAGGTGTACTACCATTAGTATTAGTATATAAAGTCATATTAAATGGTATGTTTAAGTCCCAAGCGGCAAAAGTACCACCTCCAATGTAATCAGTTTGTTGTCTAGGTAATGTAAAATTAGATCCACCAACTAATTGATAATTATTACCGGCAGTTAATGTTGTAATTGTCTCCCACCCTGATATTGGTGTATATAGTGACGATATTGGGTCATTAGTGCTTAAATAAAAATATGGTAAGTTTGACGTAAACCCTGAATATGATGTTGCATCAGGAGTAAATGTAAATGATGGGAAATATAAGTTAGCACTTGTATTACCACTTGTATTATGACTTAGCGTTGCTTTACCTGCGGATGTCCCTTTAATAGGTTGGTTCATATAATACTGACCTGTAACTGATATGTTCAACGCAGAACCAAATGCCGATGTTTGTCCAAAAATTCTTGCTAAATCATATTTTATTTTTTGTGGCACCGTATTTGGGTCAACACCTCTAACAAATATACAAACCTCATATGTATCATGATTAGACATTGTTTTTATAACATCAGGAACCGTATATATGTAAGAATTATTAATGGGTGGGGATAACAAAACACTACAATCGGGTACCGCAACTTTTACGTCATGGAATAGATACGAACTTTCATAATATCCTAAAGTTCCCACTGATGATCCTGAAAATTGACTTACAGTCATACCAGTTATGAGTTGAAAATATTCTACGTCTGTTGCGTATTTCAAATAAGATTGTTCAGCATTAGGATTACCAGATACTGGTAGCTGACTTGATGATGGTTGGTTAATCATAACAGTTGCACCTCCAGGAACATTACTATTTCCGTTTGGATCTGCTGGATTCGCATATTGTATAACAATCGGTATTGAACTACCTGTTAATGTTGTCCCTGTAATTGAGTTGGTTCCAAATTGATTAAGTGTTGCACCAGTTAAATTAATTAACCTATTAGATGATCCAACGTCAGTATAATTAGGGTCTTGGAAACTACATAGTCCTCCAATACCTAATTGTGATGTGGTTCCTTGTTTCATTAAGATAACAACAACTTGATCTAAAAATGGTTGAGATCCAGGAATCTGTGGGTTAACAGTTGTCTGTATTCTATTAACACCTGTAAAATATTTATTTCTTAAGTTAAATTCATTTAATTTCTGAGGGAATGTATCTGTAAGTGGATACGCAAAAAATCTTTTATCTGAGTTTGAGTTATGAAATAAAGGTATTCCATCTTTTTCTGCCGCCCATAAGAATGGTTGAGGTGCATGTAATAATAAAGATTCGTTAGGAATATATCTATTTGGGTCTGTAGAACTTAAAACATCATAACCCGATATTACTCGTTTAAAATCTAAGGTCGCTCTTACAGCAATTTCAACTGCTAAGTCCTGATCTCCAATTATTGTTGCAAATGATTTAAAATTATTACCAAAAAAACCAGGAGTACAATCAAATGGGTCATCGTCAGGATTACCATTAACTGTAGTCCAAAATAAATTTGGGTGATCTATATTATACGAACCAGCAGAGTTGACAGGTGCGATCACACTATTAGCAGGAACCAAAGTTAAATTATACGCCCCACTAGATGTTGCTTGTGCCTCAGCATTAATTTGTTGTGTAACACTATTTGTATCAAAATCATCATCTAATTCGGCATTTCCACAATCACAATCACAACTTGTACAATCAGGATATGCAATCATCGGTAGACCAATTCTTGGGAATCCTTTAACTTTAATCGCCGCAAGTATTGCAAATGCGGTAAATGCCACTGCTAATGCTATTTTAAACGCCGCAATGGCAATCTGAGCAATCCCCCATAATAAATTCCTTATTGTTTCACCTAACAAACCCGCATTAACGACAACCCCAAGTCCAACACTAAGTACCCCTAACGCATCATTTATCGCTGCAAGTCCTGTTTGGATTGCCTCAAGTCCCGACACAACAGCGTCATAAGTTAAAAAAATACCTAATACAATAAGAAGGTATTTTAATATAGGCCACATAAATGCAATTAAATGCGCCACAAATAAAAGTACTAATATTGGAAAAGTTAAAATGTTAATTAGTATGTTGAATACGAAGAATATAAAATCAAAATTTCTAATTATGTCATTAACAGGGAACGTGTTAACATTTGATTTACACGTTCTATTATCAATTTCCTTAATTCCTAAGTGTCTTGCCCTACCAATACCATTTTTATATCGGTCAAGGAACATTGCGGTAGTGTAAACTTTATTATATTTAAATTCATAAAACGTGTCTTCACAATTTATAGCTTCTTGTGGGTCATAATAGTCATCCCAATCTAAACTAAAAGCATAAGACCTTAAAAGACTGAATAAGGCTTGTGGATATTGTGTAAATGTTAGGGTTTGAGGTTGTAATGGGTCAATAGGTGTTGCAACTATTTGGAATGTTTGTCCAGCCGGTACCGTAATTGACTCTAAACTACCCAAATAAATTTGACCATTTATATATATCTGATAACTGGCAACGTTATTAGTTGTTAGTGGTACTAACCCTATAGTTGATCCAAACACTATTGTATTACCACTTGTTGTCCCAACAGGTAATGTTGGATAAACATATGTTGTTGTTGATTGATTTAATGGGTCAGTATTTGAAGAAACCCAACCGTGTTCTTTAATGTTAGGAACTAAAAAGTTAGCCCTTAAAAAACTACCCTGTAGTCCTTGTTCGTTTTGCCATTTGAATTTAAACCTATATTTTCCTTTTGTTGGTATTCCTTTTTTAGGGTCAGTTGAGAATGCTTGTTCCCCAAATTCGTTAGTATAGATATAATCCAGATTCATTGGGACATTTGCAACAAATGTTCCATCGGCATCAATAATTTTTGATCCTCCCTCAAATGAGTATTGTTCAAGTATTGGTAATCCCAATGAGTCAGAATTTATGGTTTGTCTAATTGCCAACACCTCACCAGGACCAGCAACTAATTCACATAAGTTACCTGTATTGTTTTTTGGTTTACAACTTACTTTAAGAGCGTCATCATCGGTTGTTGAGATGATTGACCCCATAAATATAGATGTGGGTTGTATGTTAATATTCGCCTGCTTTGTTAAATCGAAATCAATACGGGTAATACCCACCTGACAAAGATCGGCTTCACCCCAGAATGGACGAACATCCACATCAAATACTAAGTTTTTAATTTGTGGTAATTCCCTAAGATTTGTTGAGGTTTTAAATGTTGCACCATCAACTTGTGATTCTGTCGCTAAACCTTGTTGTATTAAATCTTGTGGTGAAAGTGAAAAACATCCCATGTCCGAGAGGTCAATATCCATTACGATTGTTTGGTTTCCAACTGGAACACCCATTATCATAAAGTCACCACTTTCATTTGTCTTAACAGTAAATCGATAATATTTATCAAAAACTTCAATATATGAAGAATCCATCAATACATCTCCCTTATTTGGAAATGATCCCGTTGATTGGTGTCCCTTATATGATGGTAATTTTGGTAATAGATTATATCTATACCCTTCCTCAGTTGTATCTCCGATTGTTTTAAACGGATAAAGTTCGGCAATAAATGGGTTTAATGAATCGGCATTATCCAATGGAATAAACACAGATACCTTAGCATTTGGTAATCCGTAACCACCATTAACAAAAACCCTACCAACAACAACTCCATAATCAGCACAAAAACGAGTGTATACATCATTTCCAAGAATCTTTAAAGAAAGTATCTCTAATTGTTCCCAATCTTGTTCTAAGTTAAGGTTAATATATTTGTCAACCCCCACTTGGGTTCTTATTCTATATGATTTAGACATTAAATGCTCGTTTTTTCATAAATAGTTTATTTCCTATTTTAGAAAAATAATCTTCTTTTCAGAAAAATAAATCGCTAAGAGAAGTTTACCGTTTTTAGGTTGAGAACTCTTATGTTAATATCCTTATTTGGATATCTAATTTGATATATTTGTGTTGGTGTTGCAAAGATTGTATCCGCAGTTGGTTGAATCTGTTTTGTTACTGGGTCAGAGTAAGGCATTGATGTTTGACTTGACGAATATTGTCCTCCAACTTGGTTGAAGAATCTAACGTCGGATACACTTACAATACCATTTTCCGATTGGACTAACCTTTTTAGTTCTGATATATTAACATTTTCACCCAATTGTCTAACAAAAGGATTAAAAAAGGTTGTTACGATATCAATAACTTTTGCAACAATAGATCCTTGATTTTGACTATTATCCAAAACAACATCAACATCAACCACTAAGTCGATTGTTTCAGCCGCCTGTATCGATATATAATCGTTTATCATTCTATAGTTTGACAGATAGTTCGCAACATTTTGTTTTAGTGTGTTAGAAACAACATTTGATAAACTACCATTTAAATCGTAAGACAACATTTTAATCGTTATCTTATTATTTTCTTCAGTAATAGCAACCTTTGCTGGTGCTCCGAACTGAGATGGCATTGTTCTAATAATTGAATTATAATCATTTACTGTAACAGCTCTGTGTTGTGCCGCAAAGTTAAACGAAACCAAATTTCTAACATCTTCTGTTGTTGGTGGGTTAGCACCCCCAATTGCCGCAGTCACATTATTACAACTTAAACTATTAATAACACTTCTATTTACAGAATCAGATGGTCCATTTATTGCAAATGACACGGTACCAATTTGGTTTATTGTATTTATACCTAAATTACTTCCCAAACCACCACCAATTCTATATTGAACAAATAATGTTGTATTTACGGGTAAAGCAGATCCTAAAGCTAAATTATTTGTATACCTACTTAAATCAAATCCTTTTCCGTCACTAGCAAACTCTCTAAGTTGAGCTTCAGCAGAAATATTACCACCACCAAATGTCATTTTACAGAATCCTTCAGGGGTATACTCACTAATAAACTTTTGTGATGTTGAAATATATCTGCCCACTTTAATACCAGGTTGATCCGATACCTTAGTTGGGTCTTCAACAAATACTCTATCTTGTACCAAGGCATCTACCTCAAACCATCTATCAGGACCTACCGTAATAAAATCTTGCGGTTGCGGAATTGTTGAGTATTGTGTCCCACTTTTTAATAATACACTTGTTATGCCTAAAACATTTTTTTCAGGTAAAAACAATTCCAAATAAGGCCTATTATCGTTAGGTGTAATTACTCTCTTATATACCTTTGTAACACCATTAACAACAACTTCTCTTTTTGTTATTGTATAGTTAATTAATTTACCACTAGAATCAAAATTTGGGACTTTAACCCTATTTGGTGCCCCATCACCGTTTATTGGTGACGCAAAATCAATGTCGTAAACCGTTTCAAATGGTTGACCAGCACCACTAACTTGTGATCCCCTTCTTAAAACCCCACAATATCTTAAATCTTCTCTATCACCAAATGCTGGAACCGTAATTGAAAAATCAATTAAAGCGACAGATGGTCTTTGTCCCGGAACTTTTAAACCATACGTTCTTGCTATATTATAGACCGAAGATTTTTGTTGAGCATATTGTAATACCGTTTCTTGTATACTTCTATCTATTTGAAAGTTTAAATTATCTGTGACAGCGGCGTTCATATCCAACATAACCGAGAATATACCCGCATCATTAAAGTTTTGAACTAAATCGGGGTAATAAGTTTTTGTAAAATTAATTAACTCCGTCCTTACACCTTGAAAATCCCTTACGGTATAAGATATTTGTTTTTCTGCCATATAATATTAAATATTGATTATTATGAAATCACTTGATTCAAATGCCGAATCTGTAATTTTATAATCTATTTTTATTTTTGCGGTGTGTTCTAATTGACTAATGTTAGTCACCCTAAATTCCCTTTCCCCATATTTATTTACAGTATTACCTTTATTTTCCAAACCCGCAGATCCAGGTTCTACCGTTATTGTGGTTACTTGTAGATTTGGCATATATTTACCAATAGAGTCTCTAATTTCAGATTCTATATCAGAAAATGTTGGTCCGTCTAATGGTTCAAAAATATATTCATATAATCTACTACCAAAATCAGGTAAAAAATATCTTGATCCTTTTCTTGTTAATAATAAATGAACCAAGTTACTTCGTATCTCAGCTTCAGTTGTGTTATTAACATCTAAATACCTACCATCAAATGAATCAACAAAAGGAAAATTTATACCATATGTAATACCATTATTTGCCATATCCTATAAATATAGTGTTGTATTTTTTTAAGTAAAAATTATAGAAATAAAAAAACCCTCCTTTGTGGGGAGGGTTAATAATATTTTTCTTTTTTTTAGTATCTTCTATTTCGTCTATAATAACTTTCATTCGTGCTAGACTTATCTTTAGCCAATAGTTTTGCTAATCCCATTAATAATGCAGTAACCCCCCAACTAATTGCGAATCCCGCAAGTATAGGTGCTCCAACAGTGCCAGCTAAAAGACCACCAATTACTATTGCTGCCGGAACTCCGCCAAAAGCTTTAAGATTTCCTTCCCCTATTCCGTGTAGAATATTGGCAACCTTTTCTTTTGGGT